TTTTCCCAGTCACGATCACTGGCGGTATCGACAGTTGAGCGCAGTACCCGCGCATCACTTTGATCAGCGATCGCGCTTTCAATCGCTTCAAAAATGTCATCGGCTGTCGCAACGATGGCGAACGGGTCAGCGCCTCCGTCTTTCTGCGTGCAGATGTAAAGCTTAGGTTTCATGCTGCATCCCCTCCGGGCGGTACTGAGTCAGTCAAAACCGGAAGGCGGCGCACGTTGTCCGGCAGTGGCTCCGGCTTGATACCAACAATCTGGTTGTGGGTGCGCCACTTCACGCGCAAGCCCATGAGTGCCACGGCTTTGGCGATCAGAATCACTGGCGTGGTGTCTGGTACTTCGATAGTGATTGTTTTCATTGGTCTGCCCCTTATGCCTTGCCTGATTCATACCGATGAAGCTCAGAGTTGTTTGAGAACCCCATGAAATGTGCGTACTCATCGCACACCATTGATTCCGCTTCGTAGTCGCGGCCGTCGTCTTCAGGGAAGTCCGATACACCCGCAAGCACATTAATTTGCATATTTGCAGAACGAAGATCTGTGCGGGCCTGGTCAAGCTGGGATTGAAGCTCAACCACTTTGGCTTCGAGGCGCTTAACCTCGTCGTTTTGGATACGCTTAAGAATTGCTTGTCGTTGACTTCTCATTTGTCTGCCCCTGTCCGTGTTCGGCTCAAACCGCATTGAAGTGAGGGGTGCGCAATCGGGTTGGGCTTTTTCGGGCCTCTTCAGCCCCCATGCCGTCCGATACGTTGAAGTTTTCAGGCCGGTCAGCCATCAACCCCGCTTGCCGTTTCCGCCCCTTGGCGCATTGCTGCCCAAGGTTCTGTACTCCGATACCCACCTGCCGTAGACCTGTCCGGCGCTTCCTCACTTCGATGCGGTCTGTTCCGTGTTGGTATGAGTTAAATGTACGCGCAATCGAACCATTGCGCAAGCAGAAAAGATTATTTATTTAAACTTTTTTGCCTTGACTATATAATAATGTAGGTTTAATGTTCAGGACATCTACAGGAGATGCGTAACAATGACTAAGCAAGATGTGATCGACCACTTTGGCGGAGTTGTCAAAGCTGCCAAGGCGCTAGGATACAAATCAAGAGGCACTGTATCTGCGTGGCCTGATGATTTGCCATACAAAACACAAGCTTACGTACAAGCAATAACGAACGGCAAGCTGAAAGCAGACAAGCCGTCAAAATGCGCTGGCTGATCTCAAAACTGGTGCTCTGGTACGTAGTAACTTTCGGGATAGACCCCAGGGACGATGACGACGGGAGTTTTGAGGCATGACCAACAGGGTGCAGAGAAAATTCATTTTAGACGCTCTTGATCAACCAGGGCGCTTAACTGACTGGGAAAACGAGTTTATCAGCGACCTGGCCGACAAGGACGACGACTATGAGCTGAGCGAGAAGCAAAACTCAATCTTGAATCGAATAAGCCAGAAACTACTGTAAGGGGTAATTATGAAACGCTATAAACATCGAGGCAGAAAACCGATATTAAAGGCCATTCCGGCTCATCGAGAGCAAATAACACGCGATGGAAACTGGCTTTACCACCCGACAAAAGGCTGGCGTAAGCGTCGAGGCGGTAGCGCGGTTGGCAAATTAAAGATCGAGAATTTCATTCAGCAAGCGATTAAGGGGTAAAAAAATGGAAAACCAGCACCGAAAAATCAAAGGCTACAGAGAATTAAACCAGAACGAAATCGACCTAATGAATAAGGTCAAAGAAAAGGCCGCCGAAGTTGGCGCGCTGTGCGACGAAATTGCGGCACTTTCGGCTGGCGGCGACCTTGGCGAGGGGCCGGATATGCGCTGGCAGGCTATCGGAAAAACTGACCTGCAAAAAGGCTTTATGGCGTTAACTCGCTCGATAGCCAAGCCTGGCTTTTTTTAATAACGCAGCAAGGCTCGCCCCAATACCCCGGCCTCGTTTTGCCGGGTTTCTGGGTAGTGGCGCAGACAAGCATGGGCGGTTCGATTCCGCCACCCACTTCAAACAACAGAATTTTCCGGGCCGCTGACAGCCGTACTGTCGTAAAACAAGGATGAACGTGGCTGCTAACCACGCTCCGGGGATCAGGCCCGTAATTCGGCGCTAACGCCATGCGCAATGACCTGATTGACTGTGCCGACCGGTTTCGACTGGTTTGTTCACTGGCGAGACAGCCGGGAGAGTACCGGCAACTTTAGCAGGGTAGAGCAGTGGTAGCTCGGTGGGCTCATATCCCATGTGTCGCCGGTTCGAGTCCGGCCCCTGCTACCAATCACAACGAGAAGGGCGCCCGGCAGAGTATCGCCGGAATCCCGGTTCCTTCGGTGCACAGAGGGAGCCGGGTAGCCCGCTGATGATGCGCACCTGAGCCGCTGCAGGACACGGCCACCCGCCAGCCACCTCGACGAATGGGTACAGGCAAGAAGGCAGCCGGGACGAAGGTAACCCGGCACAAACAACAACCACCGAGAGCGCAAAGGATGTAAGTCGCAAGCAATGAACCCCGCCAGCCAAGCCCGAACGGAATCGGGCGGCGGGACTGGGTAACCCGGCACCAATTCAATGAGGCCCGCACCATGACAGAATCAATCGAAGACACACTCAGCCAACGAGCAGACCGGTATGGATCGTTTAACGGTCACGCCGAGGTTACCCAAAACATCAAGCGCGCCATGGTGCAGAGTAAAAACTGGTGCCGCCTTGAAGACAACCAGAAAGAGGCGCTGGAAATGGTTGCGCACAAGATAGGCCGCATCCTGAACGGTGACCCGAATTACCACGATTCGTGGCACGACATCATTGGTTACACAAAGCTCGTTGCTGATGATCTTGCAGAAAGCTGAGCGCGTAATGGCATACACAGAAACCCAGGAAGCAAAAGAGCGCCTGAAATACTGCGCCTATCGTCACTGCTGGCCGCGGCGCAACAAGCTAACGCCCTCTGCAGAGCGGAGAAGGGGCAAGAACGGTACCACCTGGGGCCAGTGGTTTGAATCGCGTTACTGCAAGCCTGGCGAGTCCATAGAGGCCTACCACGCCGCGCAACAGGCAAGGGCTACGGCAGAGCAAAGGGTAGCACGGGAAAAAGCCTTGCGGGCCAGGGGCGCAATTTTGGAAAGTTTAGAGGGTTAAGCAATGGCCAGGATTAGAACGATAAAACCGGAGTTTTGGACAAGCGAGCAAATCACCGAATGTTCGCCGAATGCACGCCTACTGTTCATAGGATTGTGGAGCTTTTGTGATGACTACGGCGTTCATCCTGCCTCTGTGATGCGGTTAAAAATGCAGGTTTTCCCTGGTGACGCTTTTGACAAAAACAACATCAAGGAAATGATCAATGAGCTGATCACAAACGACCTAATTGAAGAATATGAGATCGAGGGAGAGCGATTCTGGTTTGTAAAGTCATGGGACAAACACCAAAAACCTGACACAAAAACAGGACGTTACCCGAGACCTGACGGAACTGTGGGAAGAAAAATTCGCCGAATGAACACCGATAATTCGCCGAACAATCCAAGTACAGGCGGCGAACGTTCACCCACGGAAAAGGAAAAGGAAAAGGAAAAGGAAAAGGAAAAGGAAGAATTAAACCAACGCTTCGCTGAATTCTGGGAAGCGTACCCGGTTAAGAAATCCAAGGGGCAAGCTGAAAAAACGTTTCTGAAGCTCAAGCCAAGCCAAGACCTTGTGCAGGCCATGATCCAAGCCATTGGGGAGCAGCGCAAAGAGCGAGCAGAGCTGACAAGAACGGGGCAGTTTGTACCCGAGTGGAAACACGCATCAACGTGGCTCAACGGCAAATGCTGGGAAGACAGCACGACAACGCAAAGCAGCCAGGGGGGGCAGGTGATTCCATTGGACGAGCAAAGCCGGAGACGAAAACCGTTTCCGTTTGGTGGCACCGCATGAGCGATAATTTTCTCGAAGCTGAGCACAGGGTAATCGGGGCTTTGTTGCTGGATAACTCCCTGATCAGCGAGATTGATCTGACTCCGCTTGATTTTTGCGATGCAACCATGTCGCAAGTCTTCGGGGCTATCAGGGATCTGGACCGAGAGAAAAAACCGTTTGACGTGTTCACCGTGGGCGATGAGCTGGAGAGAACCACAGGCAGGAACTGGCTGCCAACGGTCGCCACGATTGCCAAAGAAGCGCCGTCATCCAAGAACATAAAAACCTATGCGGAGTATGTAAAAAAATACCGCCGCAACCGGGATGCGAGGGCCATAGCCAAGCGCTTGGCCGAAGGCGTATCTCAAGACGATGGCGCAATTGACCAGGCAATCGCTGACCTCATGGCCCTGGACAACAAAAACCACGAAACGCTGTTCACGATGCGGCAGGCTGCAGAAATCGCCTACCAAAAGCTCGACGAGGCGCACAAGCGCAAAGGCGAGCTAACCGGGATCACATCGGGACTAGCAGATCTGGACAAAGCCACAGGCGGATTTCAGGACAGCGATTTGATCATCGTTGGCGCGAGGCCAGCCATGGGTAAAACCGGGTTTTTGCTCAACGTGGCTCTGAAGTGCGGGGTACCTTGCGGCATTCAGTCCGCCGAAATGTCAGCCGGTCAGCTGGCGCAACGGTCGCTATCCACGACAAGCCGGATCAATTCCTGGAAGGTCAGGACAGCCGATCTTGATCCAGACGACTGGAGCGAAATCAGCACCGCGTTTTCGCTGCTGGTGGGTATGCCGATTTACATTGACGACCAGTCCAGCCCGACCATTGCAGACGTTCAGCGGCAAGCCAGGAAGCTCAAACAGAAATACGGCATAAAAATATTACTGGTCGATTATCTGCAGAGGATCGAGGGCAACAACCCAAAAGCATCAAAGATTGATCAGGTTGGAGAGGTCACCAAGGGCCTTAAGTCGTTAGCCAAAGAGCTGAACATACCCGTTGTGGCATTGGCTCAAGTCAACCGAAACGTTGACCAGAGGACCAACAGTCGCCCCCAGATGGGCGATTTATCCGACTCTTCCCAAATTGAGAAAGAAGCGGACGTGATCATGATGCTTTACCGGGATGAGGTGTACAACCCGGACACTGATGAGAAGGGAATCGCAGAAATCAACATTGAGAAGAATCGACACGGCCCAACAGGCGAAATTCGCGTTGCATGGGTTGCCGACTGCATGAGGTTTGAAAACCTTGCAACGAAATGGGAAAGCCAGAGGTATGGATCATGAGCCAGCCAAAGCCTGCAATCATCCCGCTGGCCAACGTTCTGGCCAACATGTACAGGCAAGGCTCACCCGAGCAAAAGCAACGCCTCAAGGCTGAGCTGGAAAAGATCAGAGACATTTTGAACCGTAACAACCGGTAACAATCCGTAACAACTACCCCCAAGGTGAAGAAAATGGCTCAAACATCTAAACATCATCACTACCACGATCGTGACTGGGAAAC